ATCGCCGAGTCCTCGCCGAATCCTGGCGCGTCCACTTGCGTCGTTGGCGATCCGTGCTACTTCGAGCCAGGAAGCCCGCCTGCGAATCCAGCCGTAACACCGCCTGGAACGACTCCAGGCACGGGGACGGGTACCGGCACGGGTACAGGCTCCATCACCGACGCCGTGTGCGCTCTGAGCCTCATTAAGCCCATTTGCGATTGGTTCAAACAGGACACCAGCGACACGAATTACCAGGCGGGCGCTTCCCTGGAGGCAAACAAGGCTCTGAACACCATCGCGGCTGAGATGACGACGCCATCGGTAGGGCAGGGCTCGCTTGCTGTCGCTTGCGTCGACAACAAGGTGATTCACTTCACGCATTGGATTGGTGATGTCACCATTCCCATGCAATGGTGGTGCTCGCTCGGCGCTAATCTGCGTCCGCTCATCATGGCCGCTGGCGCGTTCGTCGGCATCTTCATTGTCCTGGGATAACTCACCATGCCTTATTTCATCATGCTCGCCCTGGGCTATCTGTCCAGGTTCCTGCCAGCCCTCATCGTTCGCGCCCTGGCGTCACTCGGCTATGGGCTCGCCAGTTACGCGGCGCTCAGTAGTGTCTTCGGTGCAATGAAGGTTTACGTCGACGGGTTCATCGGTGGTCTGCCTGGCGACATTTTCAAGTCGCTCGACACGTTCGGCCTCATCTGGTGTATCAACTTCTGGCTCGCCTGTGTTGCTGCGCGAGTTGCCTGGAAAGCAACATCAGTATTCGTCAAAAAGGTCTGACCTATGATCATCATCATCAGCGCTCAACCGCGCACCGGCAAGACGCTTTACGCCGTGTCGCAGATGGAAAAAATGTTCCCTGGTCGACCGATTTATCACAACGGAATTCCGGAACTCAAGCTGCCCTGGATACAGGTGGACCCGAAGGAGTGGACGACAGCCATAGGCACTAACGGCGTCCTGGTTGTCGATGAAGCCCAGGATGATTTCGGACCGTGTGCCGCAGGCAAAGAACCTGAGTACATCAAGGAGTTGAGCAAGCACGGACATCGAGGTATCGATATCGTTTTCATCACTCAGCACCCGTCGTTCCTCAACACATACATCCGCAAGAATTGTGGCAAGCACATTCACATGTACCGCGCTTTCGGGTGGAAGGGCGCCCAGGTCTACGAGTGGGGCAAATACGATGATTCCTTCGACACTGACACCAGGCGCAAGCTCGCGCTCTCGTCGCGCTTTTCGTATCCGCAGGAAGCGTTCGGTCTCTATAAGTCTGCGGACGCGCACACCGTCAAAGCCAGCTATCCAAAAATCTTTTTCGTGCTGCCTCTCATCGCGGTAGTTATCGCCTTTTCGGGTTACAAACTTTTCAATCACTACAGCGACATGGCTACCAGGGGCAAGGAGGCGACGCTGAGCACCGCTCGCGGTGCGACCGTCGCCGACGCAGCCAAACCGCTCCAGGAGATGATTAACGGCAAGCGCGACCCCATGCGCGCCCAGGGTCTCGATGTAGGCGCAGCAGGCCAGGCGGAACAGCCCTGGCTTCAACCGCAGTACGCCAAGTTGATCGAGCCGCAACGTGCTCCGGTTCCTGCGGGCTGCATCATCAAAAAGATCAATGAGGTGGAGTCCTGTACGTGTTACACCGAGGATGCAACCATCGTCCAGGCCACTGCGAAGTTTTGCAACGAATACGTCCAGGGCCGCATCTTCGCCGAGTGGCGCAACCCAAACGGCAGGAAGGAACCTGTTGCCGGTGACATGCCAGCGCAGCGTGCCGCGCCTGGCGTCCAGGTGGACGCGCGTCCTGGCCAGGAATATCGTGCGATAGACCTGGCAGGCGCCAACTACAGCGCACATCGATCCTCAGATTGGACGATACCGCCAAAGTACCAATAACCTGCAAAACAACACATCGAACCCCGTCGCTCACAAGGCGTCGGGGTTTTTATTTGCCGTAACATCCTCACACGCTCGGCGCGGGTATCGGGGCGCGAGCCCTGATAGATGCCAAGCCGTAGCTAAACTACAGCGCAAGATCTTGCAATTCACTACCGGAAACTACACTGTTGTAAGAAAACAACGTCCCGGCGTGGCGATCGCAGAAATTAGCTTATGCCAAATTGCTAGGCAAATTGTTCTGGAATTTATATTCCACGGAGCCTGACCGCTTACTTCAAGTGAGCGTGCGCGAACGTCCTGCGGGACGAAAAGCGAAGCGCCGATAACCGCAGCTACCATCGACGCCACCCGACGCAAACCAGGTCTGAACATCGCCCAGTAAGCTCGCCGCTTTGGGTCTGTTTCCCTATGTAGTTCGCAGATCGCTAAAACTTCCAGGCGATCAAGCTCGGCCATGTCTGCGAGCTTCATCGCGTTCTGTGCGTCTGGTGCTCTCTCTCCTTTTCGCCATGCGGACACCATGCCGCGCGATACGACGAGCGCTAGCGCTAATCGGTTGTCACTGTCAAGCGATTGTTTCGCTTTAGCTAAATCTAACAGTGCTGCAATTTCCATCGCGCGATTCTCCCTCTGTGGTGATGTGTTGACAATGTTCGCACCTGCGAACAAAAATCCGCTGTCGTGTTCCCACGTGGGGACACACCAACAGGAGCCGCAAGCCATGTCCAAAAGTTATCGACCGAGCGACCGCTTGACAAAGTCGCAACGCTTCGAGCAGCAACAGCTGTCGCTGCCATTCTCAACAGTCAAGTCCGACGTGGATGCCATCTACGACCGACTGCAACAACTCTCCCCTGCCGAAAGACGAGCGCTGGTGCTTGCGGCTCCGGCGTTCGTGGCGGGGGAGGGCCGACCTATTGGCAATCGGCGTTCTTCTGATGTGCGGCGGGGTGCATGCAAATGAGTCACACGATTTTTCAGCGTGGCGCGTACGGGTTCACCTTCACCGACACAACGTATCGTCGCTACACCCTCGCTACTGGCCGCACGACGTTGGGTTGTGCGCAGTGCTACCAAGGTGCTTGGTTTGCTCACTACGGTCCTTGGCGCGGGGCCATGCGTATGGATGACTTTGGCACTCTTGTTCAGGTTGCTCGATGAAGCTCGAAGCGCTCCCCCCGTCTAGTAATACGGGGGGAAATTATTCCCCGCAACATTCCCCAGTTGCTCACGTCGATGCGCTGGCTTTTTCTTTCAAGATGGAGAGTTTCACCGATGCCGATTTACCGGCCCTATGCTGCACTCTGGATACCTTTTTCCCTGCTATTTCTGCCAGCCCTCGGCGTGGCGGCTGGATGGGCTTTAGTCGCTCTGCCGACGTCAACCTGGGAGGCCTTGTCGCTTGGGGCGGTAGTGCTCAACTCGGTCGCGTTTACGTGTCTCTCATGGGTGTGGCTTGTTCCCTCTGCACAGACTGGCCGGGACTTGCGCGCTGGCTTGAAGCTAACGACTGCCGCATCTCTCGCGTCGATCTCGCATTTGATGACCTGGAGGCTAAGAATTACTCGGTTGACGCTGCTCTATCGGACTACGCCGCTGGTGCTTTCAATCCGGCGAAAGCTGGCAAGCCTGCGTCACACAAGTTCCTATCGTCTGGTGAGTTCGGACAGCGTCCAGCGCGCACGCTCTACGTCGGTAAGCGTGAGAACGGCAAGATGTGTCGCATCTACGAAAAGGGCCAGCAGCTAGGCGATATCGTCCATCCTGATTGGGTGCGCATCGAGCTCGAGCTAAGGGCAAAAGATCGTGTTATTCCGTTCGACGTGCTTACGCAGCCCGCTGTTTATCTGGCTGGCGCGTATCCGGCTCTCTCGTGGCTTTCCAAGGTTGTCGAGTACATCAAAACGGCGCGCGTCGTTGCCGAAAAAACACTTGACCAAATAGCTACTTGGGCACAGCGCCAGGTGGGTCGAGCAGTCCACGCATTAGCCATCTTTCACGGTGGCGATTACTTCGCGGTCATCGACCGCATCAAGCGCTCAGAGTTACCCAGGAGACTAACCGGCGCGCAATCTCTCTTGTCTCCAACATAGGAAAAAACCATGTCCATGATCGTTCCATTTCAACTCATCACCTGCAATTCGCGTTCTGGCGAAAAGAACGGCAAAACCTGGGTCATGACTGAGGCCAAGGGTCTCGTCCAGGTCACTGACAAGGACGGTGACGTCCGCACCGACATTGCTACTGTCATGATGCCAAAAGGCTCGCCCTTGTCGATGCCAGCAGGCGTTTACAACCTGCACGTTGACCATTACATCGACCGCGAAAATCGCCTTCAGTTTTCCATTCGCAAGGTCGAAGTAGCCAAGCAACAGCAGCAAGCTGTTAAGGCTTAAACAACATGCACTACTGCGCTATTCCCACGGGCACGACTGGCGTTGATGCACTTGTGCAGACCGCCGATGCGACCACCTGTGCAAGCCTGGGCGCAGTGGACGTGCAACTGCCTACTGTCCTCCTGCCGCCGTTGACGTATGACGATGGGTGGGCAATAGCGGGCGCGGTGCTCTCATGCTGGTTTCTGGCCTGGGGCGCTGCGTTCGTGATAGAGAAAGTCCAATCCTGGACAGGGCATTAACGCCCAAGAAAACAACCAACTGAAAGGTAACTATGAAACGTGCAATCAAAACCCGTCTGCAACTCCTGGCATTGGGTCTGCCTCTCACCCTGGCTGCGACAGCCGCCAACGCGACTGTCGACCTGTCGACCGCTCTCACCGCCATGAAAAGCGACGTGGAAGCAAACGTCGGCGCCGCTGCTCCCATTGTCCTGGGTCTCGTCGCCCTGGTGATCGGTATCGGCATCGTCATCAAGCTTGTCCGCAAGGGCTGATCGTGCGTGCGCCGTGGTGCATCACTGCGCTCGTACTCTTGCCACTTCCTGCTCTTGCGCTTGATTTGACGCCTGCGATACAGCAGTTCAAGGTTGAATGGGAAGGCGGTCTTGGCGCCGCAGCTCCCATCCTTATCGGCCTTTCTGCGGCGGTCGCTGTCGTGTTCATCGTGCGGCGTCTGATCTTGAAGGCCTAAACAATCAGCGGGGCCTTCGGGCCTCGCATCATTTTTGGAGAACAAAGTGTCATGGAAAACTATTACGGCTACGTGGTTCTGTTGGCTGTGCTGCCTGCTCTCTGGTTCCTGCTTCGCTCAGGCGCCAGAAAATAAGCCCGATTATTATGGGGCTACTGATCCTGCTGGCAGTGCGGGCCTATTTGCGGCGTCGCAGACCTCGATGAGTGAGGCATGCGAGCGAGCGGGGGCCAGGCGCTACAGTGACCTGCAAACCGCTGGCGGTTCATCGCTCACGTATACCTACACCAGCTGCCAGGCGCGCGTGGCCGGTGCCGGTGGTCCAACCAGTACCACCACCGTCACGCAGCCTCCAACGGGTGGCGCGGGCTCGTACTCCTACACGTACACCACGTACCATTTTCAGCTGCTTGGCACGATGCGCAACAACGTGACAAACAGTGTCACCAACATTACCGGGGAAGTCACTCAGATCGTCGCCTACTGCCGGCCCTCTATCCCGTGGGTGTCAACCGTCTACTGTGGTTGCACTGAGGGCGCTGCAACGGTCGTTGCATCTGGTTACTGGGATTCCGGCTACTACGCTGACCAGCTTGTTCGCGCTCCCGCTTCTTGGTGTCGCCCGATAGCCTCCGGCTCATCCCTTGGTTGCGTCTCTCCTGTCACACGTTATGGCCCGTGGCGAGGGTCACTCGCCGGTGTTCGCCACACCTTTGACGGCGCCGTTTACAAGGGCACCATTCAGACGTGCAGTTCACCAGGCGATAAGCCGACGCTGTCCGCCTCTATGCCCGCCGACGCCTGCCCGACCGGCTACGCGTACAAGATCGAGCAGGGCGCGGAAGTGTGCCGCCGCACTATCGCCGAGTCCTCGCCGAATCCTGGCGCGTCCACTTGCGTCGTTGGCGATCCGTGCTACTTCGAGCCAGGAAG